TTAAGAGGCAAGTTGAGCTGTATTCATAACTGTCTGTCGCTCCTGGTAGGCCAGAACATCCGCTTTTTTGTAGGTAACACATCGGCCCACCTTGGTGTAAGGGATTCCACCACCCATACAGCGCAAGCGCTGCAAGGTGTGGACAGAGCAGGAGAGGTAAATTGCCACATCTTCCTGCGGAAACAACTGCTGATCCGATGCAGCAAGGAAGCGATCTAAACGCATATCTTTATCTTGCTGCGACATTTCATTTAGCTTAATTTTCACTTTTCACCTCCAATCTTTTACCTGCTTTGATTTCTTCTGGTTTGTATTTAGAAAGCAATGCATCAACAACTCTTTCATCTAAATTTGATTTATATTTTTCTATTAACTCTATAGCCATCCTACGTTTTACAAGAAGGTAAAAGTTTTCACCATCTTGTGGGTTTTCAAATAGTCCAAGATGCTTTCTTTTTCCACCAAAAGATATCTGCGCCGCATACTTTCCAGATGCCTTGTGAAATGAAACACCTGTGTATCCGCTTCTGTTTTGTTTTTTTCTGTTGGTTAGGAAGTTGTTGATATCACATGGAACAAAAACACACGTATCTTCACTATACAGCTTATTCCCTTCAATCAATATGTCATTTGTCTAGTTGCCATTCACTATTTTTTAAACCCAACTTTGACTCTGACACCAATCATAAAAGTAGGAGTAGGACTTGAAGTTTTCCGAACATTCACAAGACCCATAAGTTGGCCTGGATTTAATGTGTTTATTTTGTCCATAGCATCGCTCCAACATGCCAACCCAATGATCATATTCCTTGGTTGCCTTATTGTTAAAATAGGCCGGTCTTGATCTATCGTTTACTCCAACGCCATACACCTTATCCCCCACCTCAAAAATATTGTGCTGGCGGCGGTATTCGAGAAGCAGGCGATTATTAGTTTCAATTTCGCCTGGGTAGATTGGCTTCATCTCCTTGATCATCTCAAATTCATGTTTAGCTCGTTCATACCCGCCCAACTGTTCAATTAGATTCACGACACTTCTCCCAAACTCGTCACCACACCACTCGGCAACTTACTCAAATAACAAGTAAACAGGTGATACAGCTGATCCGCATTCATTTCATTCACTTCAATCATTGCGCCGGTGCCGCTTTTAACACGCTGTCTTGACCAGCCGCGCATATTGAAAGTGAACTCATTGTCGTAATCCACCGCATTGACGATTGCATTGAATGAGCCGACGTCACCAGCCGACCATGACTCAATGTACGGCTTGTCTTTTGCAACAAGGTTATCGAGCTGAAGCTGGGCAAACTGCACATTGGTTAGTTGAATTTCAGTCATTGGTTGGCTCCTTTCTATTTTCATAGCCCGCAATTGCGATAGCCCAAAGCTGATCAGTTCTTTTCTTCAGTTCATTTGCAGCATGTTTACAGGAGCCTTTACACCCACCGCAGTAGCCACCACAACTACTACATTTTCGTTTAGTTTTTTTAATCATGACTTTGCTCCTGTGCTTCGATCATGGCTATATAAGCGAATCTGAGTCTTTTCCAATCAACATCAGACTCACTAACCCCTGCATCAATCATTTCCTCTGTCGGCTCTTTCGGCACCAAAACAAACCCTTCCGGCACCGCTTTGGCTTTGGCTTCCTTCGCCAAGCAAATCAAACATGGCTCCTCATCTGGATATTGACTGTTAAAAACCCCGGTAGGTGATTCGCACTTTTGCAGATGCTCATCACAGAGTAGAAGTTTGATCTTTTTGTCTGATTGGGCTTTGGTTGCTTGCCATCCTTTTTTAAACAAATTGAATGCAAGGGCTGTATCACTGTTTTCATAAGGGTTTTCGTAGTCACCCCATTTCTGATCCAAGCAAAATCCAACTTCATCAGCTTCAACTTCAAAAGATTCTTGGATTAAATTGTTTTCTTTCTGCAAATCCATCACGCCACCTCATCATCTAAAAAGGTGGTTTCATCCCACCAATTAGGATTTTCTTGCAAGTATTTAGAATGTTCATCAGCGGAAAGATCCCATTCCTCAAGAGTGACCGCTTCAGCAATGCATTCACCAACTGTTTCAAATGCTTCAATAGCTTCTTTACGCAAGCGCTGAACAACTTTCTCACCCAATTCTTTTGATGGAACAGGGTATAAAATTTCTTCTGAATCAGGCTCTTCAGGAATATTGACTGCCCATAATTTTTTATTTTCCATCACGCTACCTCAACCCATCTTCTATATACTTCATTTGCTTCTTTGATATTCTGTGTTGTTTTTCCAACCCGACCACCCTTACTGAGTGGTAGGGTTTTGACCTCATAACGACCATTGCGCCACACAAGAATCTTCTTAGGCTTAATATCCATCACGCCACCTCAAAAGGGTTATACCCCTTAAATTCTTCAAACAATTGAGTCGCTGCTTTATTCAAGCGACCATTCGCCATAATCATTACGTTTCGCGGAAAGCCCTTACCTGTAGCAGTGTTGTAAAACTGTGCACCACCAGCAGATACCACGGCTTTATATCCAAGATGCGTGAGCCAGATAACGAAGGCTTCACTCATGAGAGGGTGAACTCGATAGTGTTTTTTCATGCTGCCACCTCGACTGGATTCATCTCCTTTAAAACCTCCTCAACAGTTTTATTAAACTGAATGACTGAGCTTTCAATTCCTGCAATATCTAAATCCTTCGCAAAAACACGAATAATCACGATTTGCAGGTGTTTTGGCAGGCGAGGGTCATAACTAATGAAGTCACACCACGCTCGGCGTGTACACGCGAGCTGCCACGTGATCTGTGGAATATATTCATCCGGCACCTTGCGAGAAAGCAGGGTATTGATATGTGTTGTAGTAGAAGGGCACTTGGCCTCAATCTGACCATCATTGCCCACCAGCCCATCTGGTGATGCGCCGCTATTACTAATGGCTGAGTGATCAATAAACCCGGTTTCGCATACGAAATTACCGGTTTCATTTTCATATGCCGCAATCGCATACGGCTCTTGATCAATTCCCCATTGCATCAGGCTACTAATCTTGCTTTCCTCCTGAACGCCAGTTAGGCGCTCAGCGAGAATAGTTAAAGTCAAAGCGTTGTGCAGGCGCCCCTTTGCCGGGTTGGCTGCGATATCTTTGATGCGACTGGCAGTCACTTTCCCGCAGCGATCCGCGTGCCAGTTTTCATTACGCTGGAGAATGGTCATAAGTTTCCCCTTGGTGTTGGTCTGCACGTAAAGCGGCTTCTTTTAGTGATGGCCCATGAATCGACCAGAACTGATTTTTACACTCGCTTTTCGGTAGCTCTTGAAAGCCGGTTTGCAAGGCTTCCACACCCTCCATCGCTAGAGCGCGCATAGCGTCAAGATGTTGACTTTCAAACTCCGCATAACCTTCCGGCATAGCATTTTCATCTGACCCGTGAACAGTTTTCATTGTGCTGCTTTCATGGATTCGCTCAGCCTCATCCTGATCAAAGATGCCAACAAAACCGAAGGCCAAGCGCGCACATTGAATTAATGCTTTGTGACGTAAAAAACGTTTCGGGTGTGATTGCCATGGTCCGGCATATCCGTTTTGCCCCATTGGCTCACGGTACACTTCATCCAGATATTCACGAACCACGGTGGGCCGGTCACGGTCTTTGCGGTAGATCAGACAATCCACCCACTCAGGACAATCAACCTTCGCCTTGTTCATGCGAACCAATCTTGTCTGAGAACACAAATTCAATGCCATTTATGCATTAGGGTTACTGTTAATGATTCTTGACCAACCATCCACACCAACTACAGGGATAATCCCCTTGGTTTTTATCCGGGAAGGCGTAAATCTCTTTGGTCCATGGGTTTAGCTTGTATTGGCTTGCCACGATTAGCAGCGCGCCCATCTGTTCGCGTGAGATTTGAGTCGATGATTTAAACGCAGTCTGAATGAGTGTTTGCTCAAGCTCAGCAGGGTCTACATTGTGCAAACCAAGCACAGTGGAAAGTTGGCTGATCTGCGCTGTAATTAAATTTGTTTGTACTGGTGCATTCATATTCTTATTCCTCAGTATTTTATTGANACGTGCGGGATTAGGCCGCTGATAATCGCACCAACAAGTGATTTCACTTGCGGCTCAGAGAGTTCGGGGCACACACCTTTGATTGCCTCAAGTGCTTCGCGGTTAATTTGGCGACGATGCTCAACATCCGCTTTGCGTGCTTCTTCCGCTTTACGCGCAGCTTCTGCCTGTGCAAATTGTTCCGCTTCAATACGCTTGCGTTCATTTTCAGCAGCTTGGGCAGCGCGTAACTCAGCAGCTTCTTTTTCAGCCTTAAGTCGAGCTTCGCGCTGTTCTGCTTCACGTTTTTCACGCTCAACACGCTCAGCTTCAAAACGTGCTTTTTCTTCTGCTTCACGAGTAGCTTTTTCAGCAGCTTCACGGGCAATTTGAGCTTCACGTTCACGTTGCAATCGAGCTTGTTCAGCAAGGCGTAGGCACTCTAATTCAGCCTGTTCAGCTTCGTATTTTTCACGGCTGACAAGGGTACTGCGTAATGCTTCCAGTGTTTCAAGCTTTGCAATTTTTGCCTCTTGTTCGAATTCCTCAAACAAAGGGCAAATCTCCAAAACATCAAGCATTCTGATTTGCTCAGCAATACGATTTGCAGGCATATCATGAAGGACAGATGGGTGGGCAAAATCACGAATCTTTTCAATGTCAGCCTTATGCTTTTCCACACGATCTTTTTCAACCTGCTCCCATGCATCACGCGGTGCCAAAATCTCATTGCGAAGTTCATCAAATTTCTTAACAGTTGCAATGCGGTCATCATCAATTAGCTTGATTTGCGCTTTTTGCTCAGCGACCAATTCCTTGCCACACTTCTCAATAAAGGTTTTGGATTTGCTGATTTTTAGGGCAAGTGAACCAATCTGATCACGGCCTTTTTTAGTGCTTACATCTGGCACATGCGAACGGGCTTCTTGAGCAATACGCTCGAATAATTCATTGGTGCCACCTGGCTTACGGAATGCAGCTACAACGATGTTTTGATCTGCAATTTCTAATTCAAATTTTTGCATTACTCTTCTCCCACCATTTCTTTAAACTGCTCAATCAGCCCGGACACCGCCGGCATTTGCTGAACTTGCTCAAGTTGTTCTTGTGTCAGAAAGTCATCCGAATCAGCCTGACCGTGCATATTTACTGGCAGATTGAAGTATTGAATCTGCGTTTCTTCAACATCAAAACCATGCTCATCAAAGCGAAGGTTCAGTGTGATTTTGTTTAAGCAGCCGCCGAAAAAGTTTGGGAAAGTCTGCTCAAGTACAATGTTTGCAGTCGCGTATTTTGTTTCGTAACCATCAAAGACCTGAAAGTCATTTAGCGTTGCAACTGGCTGGAATTGTCGTACGATTGCGTTCATCGCATAGCCTCCTGATGTGCCTCACCACATCCACAGAATTGAGCGTAAGTGTTCATACAAGCCCCCAGTTCTTATATTGTTCACGACGTTCTTTTGATGCTTTATCTACACCAAGCCATTCCGCGAACGTGCAGCCTGTATCTGCATCAAGATATTCTTGATAGCGCTTTTGACCCGCAGTTAATTTGCGCACTTTACCCATTTCAAGGTATTCAACACGCCATACAGGATGGCAATACGAGTAGTCACTTGCTTTTGTGTTATCAAAATTAACTTTGATGTGGGCGTTTTTGGTGCCAACAATAATTCCAGGCTCACCATCAACGATTACGCGGCGGCCAACACAAGCGTTTACGCCATAGGATTTGTTGATATATTCGAAGCTCACTTCACACCCCCAGCAATCGCAGCGTTAATCTTTTCAGTCTCACTATGGCTAACAGCCTTCGCAGTTGCCTCAACTTGGTTTACTGACTCACGCTCAGCAGTCACAATGATCATGCAGCCCAGACTAAAAAACAGAGCAAAGAGGACAAGGAATGCAAAGAAGTTACTGAACGCATTTGACTTGCGCTGCATTTCTTCAGCAGTCGGCGGCTGGTACAGAATTTGAGTCGTTTGACTCTGAACTTTGTCAAACTTCGGCGTTTGACTATGTGATGCGGTTTGATTCATAATGACCTCGTTGTATGTGAAGCCCGCTAGATTTCCAGTCGCTGCGGGCTTTTTGTTGTTTACGAGGTAAATATCGCATTTCCGATATTATTAGTCAATAGGAAATCCGATAAAAATATAGAAAAACCGATATTTTTTATTTTTTACTATGATTTAACAGGCAAAAGAAAACCCACCGCTGGGGTGGGTTTGATAGAGAGCAGTTATTATTTAATAATAGCAGTTCAAATTTGTTGAAATATTATTGGGCCGCTCGAAGATCTCCACACGAATCTTCTCCTTCTGCGCTATCGCCGCACTGTGGATCTCCTGTGTGATCTGATGGCGCTCCTGACTGCTCTGTATTAGCATCTTCTTGTAATCGGTCGGAAGGCTGTAAACTGGCATTTTTTTGTTCATTAGATTCATTCTCTAACAAAAGGAAATTAGCATTAATAATTAGATTATCATCACTGCCGTTTTCAAAAGCAATAATTAAATTTTCTAATTTATTTAAAAGTGTTAACTCATTTGTTGTTTCAGGTTTTCTTACGTTATTGAAAAGCTCTTTCAATTCCTTTCTATCAATAACAAATGCATGTGAAGAGTAGGAAAGTAGTAGTCGTCCCAACGCCCCGGGTTTCAGTAGCTTAAACTTATCATTTAATCGAGTACCGTACTCATATGCAATAAAATTAGCTCTTTGCATCTCGCCCATTCTTAAAGGGTCTATTTGTGAGTAAATAGGCGACAACAAGTTAGAAGAAAGATTTGTGGCAACTTCTGTCGCAAGTTTTGTTGAAATTCTTCCACCCATCCTTACATCAAAAAGTGTTTCTCTAAAAATTTTTGCAGCCTCTGAGCGCAATGCTTCAAAAGCCTGTGGCAAGTCAAGACCAGAAGTCTTTTCTCCCAATTCAGTAGACTTGTGAAGTTGTATATCAAGAGGCCCCAATTCACCCTTATCATCAACAATCAGCTCTTTAGCGCCAATACAGATAAGAGTTCCTGCTGATTTACAATAAGAAGGAATTAAGACACTAAAGCCGTCCTCATAGTAGTGCTGCAGAGCGCGAGCAATTCTATAACCGGCATCCGGGTCCCCGCCAGGAGTCAAAAGAACTAAGCACGCTTTTTTCTTAGTTGATGTTTTACAAATTTTTGTAACTTCATTATATCCTGAACGTGAGATTCCACCTGCATATACAATATAGTCAATATCTATATCGAGAGGGGCCTCAGGTACGATTTCCAGCATTTTTTTCTCCACCCGATCAAAGAGCCGCTCGGGTATGCAGCTTTTATTTTTAATTCTTACGCGGTTTTTTCTTAGCTCGATAAACATAGCGAATACAGTCCACCACCTCACCAACAAACTCGCAATTTTCATCAAGTGGAATAATATTTGGTTTAAATTCAGGATTAATCGCCTGTAGGTATTTAGTGCCATCTGGCTCAATCACCAGGCGCTTAAAAGTCGCATCATCAAACTTTCTAACAACAATAATGTCGCCTGAGTTCATATCACTAAAAGGCAGAGTAGGGTCTACAAGGATGTAATCGCCTTCATGGAACTCTGGGTAATTACTTAGGCCTTGAACTTTCAGGTAAAAGCATTTTTCACAATCACCATCTGGAATTGGCAGCCATTCTTCCACCTGGGACATGTCAACAGATTCGACATTAGTCATCGTACCGGCCTGAACCCATGACAAGACAGGGGCCATGCGTGGAACTACTGGCACAACGTTTGTCAATGAAACCTCATCAAAAACGCCTTTTTTTAACTCCTCAGCGGTCACGCCAAGCGCATTAGCCAACTCTAAAATCGATCCAGTAGATTTCGCATTACCTGTTTCCAAGTCAGAAATAACGGATTGCTTAACCCCGGATTTTTGAGCTAATTCTTTTTGGGTCATCTTTTTCGCTTTGCGAATCTTTTTTAAATTTTCACCCAAAGTTGTCATGAACTTTTCCTTAAATACCACTATCGGAATTCTGATACAAATTCCAATCGGTTTGGCTATTGTATAAATATCGGAAAACCTATATATTTAAAGAAATATAGGAGGTCTCCCATGAACCAATGGCAAAAAATGATCATTGATTTGAAGGAACAGGGATTAACCCAAACCCAAATCGCCACTGAGATTAAGTGTTCTCAGAACTATGTCAGCAATCTTGAGAATGGATTGTGTGGCAAACGCCTTGGATATGAAAAAGGCAAGAATCTTGAAAAATTATGGCTGGCGCTCTGCGCACCCCAGCAAATCGCATAGGTGGATCCATGAGTCTTGAAAAGAAATCTACACATGTTCGCTTGTCTCCCGAGAACCATGAACGGGCAAAGGTTCTCTCAAATATCAAAGGTAAAGACTTAGCCCAATATCTGGCTTATCTCCTGGAAAAGGAAATCGCCGGTGAGTGGCATGTTCTTAATTTACAAGCTAAATCTTTTGAGCGCTTGGGAGTTGCAGCTTTATTACGGGATTTAAGTACGGAAGTTCAATTCCATGAGGGATCGGAAGGGATTCACGGGGAT